ATTGATGCGGCTACTGACGGTTCTAGTGTTACTTTGGCAGCATCTGATAAGTTTCTTTTCTCAGATGGCGGTACAGAGAAATACTTACTCGCATCACAGATAGACACTTATGTTTCTGGCACATCTTCAACACTTACAAACAAAACATTAACTGCACCATCAATCAATGGTGTTGTTGGCGGAACTACGACTTCGCAAACTATTACGGCACTAACATCATCTACGATTGCTAATGGCGGTAGTACTGCTATAACATTGAGTGGTGCAAATGTTACTATTGCTGGTAACTTAACTGTTTCTGGTTCAACAACTACAGTTGATTCAACTACTATTAGTATTCAAAATGCTTTTGTATTTGAAGGTGCAACTGCTGATGCTCACGAAACAACACTAACAACTGTCGACCCAACGGCAGATAGAACGGTATCATTGCCAAATGCAACAACAACTTTAGTTGGGCAAGACACGACCGATACTTTAACAAATAAAACACTTACTTCACCAACACTTACAAGTGCTGTATTGAATACTGCTGTTTCTGGTAGTGCTGTACTTGATGAAGATGATATGAATTCTAATAGTGCAACAAAAATTGCTACTCAACAATCAATCAAGGCATATGTTGATTCTCAAGTAACTGCTCAAGACTTAGACTTTGCTGCCGATAGTGGTGGTTCATTATCAATTGATTTAGATAGTGAAGCATTAACATTTACTGGCGGCACAGGTATTGATACATCAGGTTCTGGCAACGCCGTTACATTTGCTATCGACTCAACAGTTACGACATTAGCCGGTTCGCAAACACTTACAAATAAGAGTATTGATTCTGATAATAACACAATTACAAATATTGTTAATGCTGATATTAAATCATCAGCTGCAATCGCATTTAGTAAGATGGCAAACTTAACTACTTCAAGAGCATTAGTTTCTGATGGCAATGGTGATGTATCTGTAAGTGCTGTAACATCAACTGAAATAGGATATCTTGATGGTGTATCTAGTGCAATACAAACACAGATAGATGCAAACACTACCCTTGCTAATACAAAGGCATCAAAGGCCTTTGCAATTGCACAGGCTGTCGCTTTAGGGTAATACTAAATAGTAAGATAAGGGAAAACAATTATGGCAACTCCAAATACAAGAACAACATTAAAAGAATATTGTTTGCGAAATCTAGGCAAACCTGTCATTGATATAAATGTTGATGACGACCAGGTTGAAGATAGACTTGATGAAGCATTACAATATTTTGCACAATACCATACAGATGGTGTTGAAAGAATGTATCTTAAATACAAAGTAACGGCAGATGATGTTACTAGACTAACTAAAAATAAATCATTCAATGTTGATGAAAAGGGAACTGTGGGTGAGAATATTGAACTAGAAGATGCCACAGACACATCAGCAGGAGATATACAGGGCGAAGATGGTGGTCAAATTCTTACAGAAGATTCGACACTAGTAAGAACAACATACGAAGAAGCTCAAAACTATTTGGTTGTTCCAGATGCTGTAATTAGTGTTATAAACATATTCCCATTATCAGACAGAGCAAACTTAAATATGTTTGATGTAAGATATCAACTAAGACTAAATGACTTATATGATTTCTCATCAACAAGTATTGTTCATTATCAAATGACTATGCAACACTTAGACTTTCTTGACCACATTTTAGTGGGCGAGAAACCAATACGATTTAATCAATTATCAAACAGGCTGTATATCGACCAAGATTGGTCAAATGCTATTTCAGAAGGTGAGTATATAATTATTGAGTGTTATCGTAAATTAGACCCAAATGACCATACTGATATTTTTGATGACTTGTATTTAAAAAGATATGCAACAACATTAATAAAAAGACAATGGGGTCAGAACTTATCTAAATTCTCAGGCACAGCGATGCTCGGTGGCGTAACGCTAAACGGGCCTGAACTTTTTTCTACTGCGATTGACGAACAACAAAAACTCGAAGAAGAAATCAGACTCAATTATGAAGAACCACCACACATGCAACAGGGATAAGTCATGCCGGTGAATCCTTACTTTTCAACAGGAACAACCTCGGAACAGAATCTCTATGAGGATTTGGTGATTGAGCAGCTTGGCATATATGGTCAGGATGTCTATTATCTACCAAGAAAATTAGCAAACAAAGACACAATCTTTGGTGAGGACCCTGCGAGCTCGTTTGACGATTCATACATCATTGAAATGTATGTCGATAACTCTGATGGTTACATGGGCGAACAAGAGATTATTAAGAAGTTTGGACTAGAACTCAGAGATGATATTCAGTTTACAGTATCTAAGTTAAGATGGGAAACTCTAGTAGGCAACAATTCAGACTTAGTTACAGAACGCCCACAAGAAGGCGACTTAGTTTACTTCCCGACTACGAAGAAATTCTTTGAGATTCAATTCGTAGAACACGAAGCGCCATTCTATCAACAGAGTGCGTTGCCAGTTTACAAACTATCTTGTACTACATGGGAATATTCGTCAGAAAGACTCGATACAGGCATTTCTTCTATTGACCAGACAGAAGATGACTTATCAACTGACACAATGCAGTTTCAGTTCTCACTAGAAAACGAAACTGGTTCATTCGTATTAGAATCAAGTATTGGTGCGATTGACTACTTTGTCAATGAGGACTTCACTATGGCGACTCAACAACCTGTTGACATGGGGCAGGCATTTGAAACTGCGGCCGGCACAAACACTTCTTCCACTACTGATGACATACTTGATTTCTCAGAACGGAACCCGTTTGGTGAAGTTGATGACTATTAAGGAAAAACAATAATGTTTGGAGAACACTTTTACCACAAACAAATTCGTAATACTGTAATTGCGTTCGGTACGATATTTAATAATATTCATATCAAACGCTTGGATTCTAGCGGGAATCCTTTACAGAATATTAAAGTACCTTTGTCTTACTCGCCAAGGGAAAAGTTTATTGCACGATTAGAACAACAAGCGAGTTTAACTGGAACAGATTCAAGTGTGGCTATTACTCTACCTCGTATGTCATTTGAAATCAATGGTTACAGTTATGATGCTTCTCGAAAGTTAAACAAGAATCAAAAGAGAGGCGTTGTTACAACAAATGCAGACACAACAAAACTAAACACACAATACTCGCCTGTGCCTTATGATGTGAGTTTTTCGTTGAGTGTATTCACATCTAATTCAGATGACGGACTACAGATTGTTGAACAAATACTGCCATATTTTCAACCAGACTACACAGTAACAATGATTGAAAATTCTACAATGGGCACAAAGAGAGATATACCTTTCATACTAGAAAATGTAGGATATGACGATTCGTATGCAGGCGACTTAACAACAACAAGACGAATCGAATATACTCTAAACTTTACTGCAAAGATATATCTATATGGTCCAATCAGCACATCTGCTGTTATTAAAACAGTATCGGCAGACTTATATGCTGACTCATCTGACCAAAGTCCATCTCGAAGTGAAAGAGTTACAGTTACTCCTAATCCAACGAGTGCAGATAAAGATGATACATATACATACACAACAACATTAGATTTTTTCAATGATGGTTTAAACTATGATGAAGAAACGGGTAATGATGTTTAAATAAAGGACATTATAATATGAGTTCTATTGATGACAAACTAAACGAAGTTCTAAATATCACACCTGAGGTTATTGAATCCTCAGAAATTTCTACGACTGAAGAAACACAGATTGCAGTTCCTGTAGATAAAGATGCAGAGGTCGATTTCGATACAGGCCGTGAGAATCTATATAAGATGCTAGAAAAAGGAAATGATGCAATAGACGGGATACTAGCATTAGCTAAAGAAGGAGAACATCCTCGTGCGTATGAGGTTGCAGGACAGTTGATAAAAACGGTTGCAGATGTTTCTAAAGATTTGATGGCAATGCAAGAAAAACTCAAGAAACTTAAAGAAGTGCCCAATACGGGCCCCAAAAGTGTTACTAACGCTTTGTTTGTGGGCTCTACAACCGAATTAACGAAACTACTTAAAGAAAAGAAACAATGAACTATTTCAGACCAGGTTTAGAAGAAAGTATTACACTACCGCCACACCCAAAGAATTCAACTGAAATTAATGAGGTGATAAACGCTGTATCATCAAGAACAGCAGAAGATGTTCAGTCTATCAGAAATCATGACCATGAACCATTTTATGCGATTGAAAAGTATTGCAAGTCAAAGGGCGTAGAGTTTGACCGTAAAGAAATGAGAGAATTAATCAAACAGGCAACTGACATTATCGGTTACTTCAAAGGAAGTTTTAATCGTGATAGACCAGTAGAAGTTAAACCTTCTTTGAATACATTGCCGAGCGAAACAAATAAATCAAGGTCTTATCCGAGTGGTCACGCTACTCAATCAAGATTGGTTGCAAGATATATGGCAGAAAAGAATCCTGTTCATGCGGAAGAAATATTAAGAGCAGGCAACGAATGTGGT